TGCCACATTTCAATTTTTGAGCCTTTGATTCCTGCGCCAAGTACCAACGACAGCATGGTGGTATCAATGCCCACCAAGGTCACTGTAGTCTCATTGGCGGTGCTTTTGATGTCTCTGGTAGCCGAACCAATGCTGACCAATTGACTTAAGCCTGTAAATGCTGTGGCATCCACCGCCGAAACTGTGATGGCGGTCGGCGTGGTTGCAAATCTGTATGTTGCGGATGCCGTGGTTATTCGAACAAAATCGGCATACCGAATAACATTTGTACCAACGACAGGCGCAATGACGTTCATTTACAGCACTACCTCATAAGCATTGAATGAGCCATCCCAAGCAATAAATGAATCATTGGTCATTGGAACAAGCGTGTAAGTCGGATAATCCCTGAGTACCACAGGAAAGGTGATACCTGTATATGTTGAGCCGCCCAAGCTGACAGTTGTTCCATATTGCCCAATTACCGCAGGAGCTTGCGCCGCCACAGTGGTCATGATGGTTCGGTGAACAGGAATGGTGACAGTTGATGACCCGCCGCGCTGAACGCTTGCTGTGGCAATGTAGGCATATCTATCAATCTGAATAAAGTCGCCTGTCTTCACAATGTAGGCAGTTGAACTGATTGATGGCAGTGTGCCAAGAATAATATTTTTGCCTGTTGTGCCAACTTCAATCGTTGTTGCGTTGGCTTGAACGCTGGACATATCGCCTTGATATTTAATGTAGTTCAGCCAGCCAGTAGTTCCAAAATTGATATATTGCTCTGTGATTCGGTCAGCCGTGCGTAATGCTGATAGCACAGCGCGATTGGTGCTGTACTGCAAATATTTCATTGGATTGATAGTGAACTGAAATGGCTGAACAGTCAAGATTTCAGATGTGCTGATTCGCATATTGCGTGACAGCATTTGACCAGCAAATTTATGGTCATTGATTGCAACGCTTTCAGCAATGGCAAGGATGCTTTGTAAACTCATTTTTTACCTCGACACTGGAACTGAACGATTTGCAGATTGATACGATGCCCATATTGTCTGCTTATTTTTTGCCAAAAATTGAACGCCTGTTTGAGTATCAATGGCGCTCATATTTGCAATAAATGGCCCGTTGTAATTTATTGTTTGACCACCGCCGCCCATTGCAGATGCAAGGCTTCCATTTGGAATGATTGTGCCTGATGTTCTTGGAATAAATAATTCTGGCCCACGTTCACCAACCAATGAGGCCATGCCAACAGTGGGACTGCCACCATCGGCAAAGGCTTCACCAGTAAAACTACTTCCTGTGAAATCTCTATTTTCAACTGGTGCAGGGCCACCAACACGCTTGCCAAACAAGCCAGACATAAATCCAACAACTGAATTTCCAACATCACCATAGACAGACATTGCCGCCGCTTTTAATTGGATTTTTATTAAATCTTTAATGATGCTGTTTGTTAAATCTTCAAAACTAAATTTTCCAGTATCAACAAATTTATCAAGTGCAGAATTCATATTGCCAACTGCGGCATTAAATGTTTGTGCGCCCATAGTTGCCGCGTTAATTGCGCTTTCAGTGTAATTTTTAAAGGCTTCATCCCAACCATATTGAAAAGATTGTTGTCTTTCATATTCATCTTTAATGGCTTGTTTTCTTGCTTTACTCAATGTTTCTTCTTGAATAATCAAATTTTCAATGCGTTGGCTTTCTGCATTTGCCAAATCACCTTGTCCCATTGTTCGCTGAACTTCCATTTGTTGTCTACGCAAGTCAGCAATTTTTTGTTCACTTGAAATTTCTTCTTCAGCAAGTTTGATTTCATCTTGCCGCATATGGTATTTGTTTTGTTCAAGTATTTGACGACGCACATCAAACGCATAAGCTTCATCTTGCGCCATTGATAAACGACCAACAGCTTCTAACTGGTCTTGGTATTGTATTGTTACAACGGCGTTGGCTTGTTTGAATTCTTGAACTGCTTTTCTTCTAGCATCATCTGCTTTATATTTAATATTTGCACGTTCAATTTCAGACATTCCTGATTTTTCTAAATCTTCTCGTTCTTGTTGATTTATACGCAAAATTTCTTTGTGTAATTGCAAAACATTTGCTTGCGTTTCAGCTTGCAATTTATCCATGTTTATGGATGCAATTTGTTGATCGCCAATTTTTTTATCAATGTCAAGCATAACTTGACGCGTAAATGCTTGTTCTTGATATAAAGACAATAATTTGTCATTCATACCATTGATATATGCGGTATCTGTTTTTGCTTTTTCTCTTGCTCTGGTTTCTTGAACATTGAAATCAGCGTTGATCAATCCTCTTTGTTGAGGGTTTAATTTTTCATTTGCCAATGCTTGTGCGCGAGCATTAGCAATATTTGCCAATTGTGTTTGCAGTTGAATTTCAACATTAGCTAAATCAATCTTGGTTTTATCGCCGCTTATTGATTCCAAATGTAAAGCATTTGCTTTTTGATCAATTGCCAATAATGTTTGTTGCAATGCCAATTTTGCTCGTAATTGCGCGGTTTCTTTTTCATAAGCATCAATAGTAGGGCGACCAGCTTGTCCGCTTTCTTGAGGAGTTTTCTTTAAACTTCCAGCCAATCCTCTACTATCTGGATATGTATCAAGGCCAAGAATTTTGGCTTCAAAATCTAAACGCTTTTTGCGCTGTTCTTCAACATACAAGTCATAGCGTTTATTTTCTTCAATTGCGGCATCAATGCCTTTTGTTAATAATGTCTTTGCATTTTCAGCAGTATGAACCGCCTCATCCCATATTGATTTAAAAGTTTGAATTATTGTATTTCCAGCAACAATTACAGTTTGCAAAGAAATTGAAAAAACATCAGTCAATGAAGCCCCGTGACTTTCCATTGATTTCATATATTGAATGACTGTCAATAATGCAGGGCCAACACCTTCAGCAATTGCTGTTTTAGTTTCTAAAGCGTGTTTTTTTATTTCGTCCCACGCTTCAGCGCCTTTTTGAATTTTTTCTGCTTGTTCATCAATAATTGCATTTGTTGCTTGATAATCTTGAGCAACGCCTTTAATGTCTACGCCTTTCATTGCTTTGCCAAATACAGCATAAGCATTGGCTTGTCTTGTCAATGCATCAACAGTTTTTGCAGAACCTTGCAAAGCTTTATCAAATAACTGTTGTTGACTTAATGTTGCAATGTCTTTCAGCGTTACGCCCATTGATGACAAACGTTTTTGTGCATCCATACTGCCTTGGGCGGCATCATCTACATATTTTGTAAAACTCGCTAATATTTTTCCAGCACTTTCAGCTTCACCGCCATTTGTTGCAAGTGCTTGCTGAAGTTTTATAACCGATGCAATTGTTGTGTCATTGGCTTTGGCAACATCATTTAATTCATCGGCATAAGCCAAAGCTTGAACACCAGCGGCGACCATTGCGGCAACGCCCATCTTTCCGTATTTTTCAACAGAATTGCCAAACTTCTCAAGCATTCTGCCAGCGTTATCTAACCCAGCTACAAATTGGGCTGTATCAAGACCAAGAACAACGCCTAAACGACCAACATTATTCGCCATCTTTTACCCCAAATTTATCCATGCTGAAGCCCGGCGCTTGACTCATGAATGCAAGCAATTGTTCATTTGCTTGCTGTTTTTTCTGTTCTTCAGTCAATGGCGGGAATAGGTAATCATACGCAGAACCTAAAATGTTTGCTAGTTTATAAGGTGGTGATTTGTCTGCCCTCATGTAATTAAAAACGCCATTTGCCAGCGTTCCTAATAATTCAATCACAGCACGATTGCCAATTAAACCATCGGCATACATAGTTTGTAATTGAGCCATCATTACATCATCCAATTCCGCTATTGTTTCATGTGTATGCCCATTGAAAATCATCGCGGTGATGACTTGATTTTTCAATGAGCCAATCAGTTTCCCTTTGTTTCCTTATATGTTGGGCTGATTGCTTCTGATATTTTTTCCATCAATTGCAATTGCACCGACAACGGAAATTCTGCCGCAATTTCTTCATAGGTCAAATCAGCCAAAGAATCTTCTGAATTCTCAGGCACAAGCAATTTAAAAAATTCAGTGATTTTGGTTTCTGTTTGAACCTTTGATTTTGCTGTGTCTTTTAAAGAACGACCATTAACAATTACATA